GGTTAATTTTTACAGAAAAAAACAGGATATACGATGCCGAAACCGAAGGGAAGGAAGAGCAAATTCACCGCTCCAGTTAAGAAACGAATCATTGAGGCCCTTACTGCTGGTACTACTTATGAGATCGCTGCTCAGTATGCAGGAATCTCTCGGAGTACTCTCTACGAATGGATTAAGAAGGGAGAAGGAGAAGAGGATACAGAGTATCGAACTTTTTACGACAATATAAAAAAGGCAGAAGCAGAGGGAGCAGTAGTACACCTCGGAACGATAGCCCAGGCCTCGAAGAAAGATTGGAAGGCTGCAGCATGGTTACTCGAAAGAAGGCATGGATACTCGAAAGAAGGGGTAGTTAAGCCAAATGAGGAGATTAAAAGCAAGCCTCTTCCATCCAATATGCTAGAACTTCTCCGGGATCAAGCGCAGGAACTTAGAGTATCGATCTCCAAAGCAGAATCGAGCCAATCTTGGCAAGCCTATGCAGCCCTCCAGAGGCAACTCCTCCAAGTAGTACAACAGATAAGACAGATCGAAGCCGAGGAAGGTATGGGGGATGAACTCGAAGGATTAACCGATGAGCAACTTCTAACCGAGATTACTTCTGCTATTGTATCTCTACCTCCAATCCTTAGACAGAGATTGGAAGGAACCATAAACCAGATCGATAACGTAATCCCGATGAAGGTGAAAAAATGACAGTAATACAAATTGTACTTATCTCAGCGATGGGAGGCTCTCTTCTTACTACTGGGGCTCTCATAGCCCTCGATAACAAGAGTAAGAAGTGGGAAGAGTTCTCTACTTCTCAATCCGAAGTTATCAACAACTTATCCACACTACAGAGTGAGATCCAGAAGGGAGAACTAGAGATACAGAAGAATCTAACCGCTCCGGATCTATTGGAGATCCCTTGCTCTTCTGAGTATATGGCCAATAATGGAGAGGGCCTCTGCAGAGAGATGTTCTGTAGACTCCAAACGAGAGAAGGAGATGGGGCTAGCCAATCGGAATGCGAAGAGATAGCCAACCTCAATAATACAATCTCGATTATCGAAACCTGTAAGGCTAATGAGATGGAGATCGATAAATGTTTAAAAGTACTCGATACAAGAAAGTAGATCGATATTGTGATATATGTACTTGCGATCCTTGCGATTGCGATGGGGTATGGGATGAATTTCGGATTATGGGTACAGATGGAACTACACCAGCACGAGAAGAGCCTCTCTTGGCTAGCTGGCAAGATAGGCTCGCATCCTTCTCTCTTGTGCAAGTGGAGAGCAGGATTATCGAACCCAAAAACCGAGTACTTCTTTCTGGTATGCAAGGAGATCTCCCTACTGAGGAAGGAACCGATAGAGAAAACCATCCGAGAGGGAGCAGAAGCGATGGGGATTAAGTTCTAATGAGCATCCGGGATACAACAAAGAACCTAAGAAGGCTACGGAATCGGGCTACCCAGAATCCTCTAGCCTATTTTTGCCCTACTCCTCCCCAGGAGGCTTGGTTAAAAGATCCCGGTAAGATTAAGTTACTACTCGGAGGAAACCAAGTAGGGAAAACTTATGCCCAGACCGCAGAACTCCTCTATCGCTGCTTGGGTAACCATCCGTATCTCGATACCGATCCTCCTCCGATACAGGCTTTCCTTATTACCCACTCTCACCAGCAGAGCATAACGATCCAAGAGAAGCTCTATGCGATGTGTCCTAAGGATGCTCTCCATCCCTCTTGTGAGTTCGTACCCGGTAGAGGCTTTCGAGGTATCCATCCTGTAGTAAGATTCAATAATGGATCGATGATACATATTAAGACTGCTAACCAAGGGCTCGGATTGGCTTCTGCTACTGTTGCCTACGTTGCTATCGATGAGCCAGTATCGCAGGAAGTATGGGGAGAACTTGCTGCTCGTGTTCTCCGAGGTGGAGCAGGAGGAACTACAGGTACTATCGGTATTACTATGACTCCAGTGGGCCAAGATGTATCTTATCTCAAGCAACTCGTAGATGAAGGGAGAGTAACTTGCCATCGAGCTCCCCTTACTGTAGAGAAAACTACTCCAAAGTATTGCAAGCCAATCATATCACAGACTCAGATCGATAATATTTCTCAAACCTATCTACCCATCGATAGGGCTGCTCGATTGAATGGAGATTGGGTAGTAGGTATTCCAGAGGGTAGAGTATTCGATCAGTTCACCGAAGATATGATATCGAAGGAGCCTGCACCAGTAGGTAACTATTCCTTCTGCATCGGAGTAGACCATGGAAGCCAGCCTAATGCTCAAGTAGCGATACTGGCAGCGGTAGAGATGAGCGATCCGAGTTCTCCTTGGGTCTATGTACTCGATGAGTATATATCTGGGGCTGCTCCTCCGGAGGCCCATGCTCGAGCGATATTGGAGATGCTATCTAGAAATCATATCGAGGCTGCTGCTTGTAGATGGACTGGGGATAATATCCATCATGGAGGAAGCGGGGGAGGCAAGATGTCAAACTCGCTACTTATGCGAGCCTTCGAGAAGGTTTTACAGTATCCGCAAGGTAATCTCCCCTTCAGAATAAGAACGATTAAGAAGCCTCGATATAGTGTATACTATGGCAGTGCTATGATACACTCTATTATGGCCAGAAGGCAATTTTTTATTAGTCCGAAGTGTGAGAGATTGATACTATCTTTGCAAAGATGGACAATGAAGAAGAACCAAAGCGCAAGATCTAAGGATGAGTGGGGTCACTCGGTCGATGCTCTTAGATACTGCGTAGTTCCTACCCTAGAATCTTCCAAAGCAAATATCCCCGGTAAACTAAGGATCTATTGATATGTATAGTAATACTCCACTTAAGCCGCTAGCACCTTCAACAGATGAGCAAGAAAGATGGAACCATACCGCACTAAGAAAGCGGATGATTATCGGAGCTTGGGAGCAAGATCTAGAGGATGAACTTGCAAGGCATCTCCCAGCAGACCGGAGAGAGGCCTGGGGGCCAGCAGATCTATCGAGTAATCCTTTCGAGCAGATCACTAGACAATTATCTGTACTTTACCACGAAGTACCAGCAGTAACTAATCTTAACGGAGATATCTCCGATCTGACTTCTAGAGAAGGATTGGTAACCAAGGCCGGATTATGGCAACTAATGCAGAGAGCGCAGCAGATGGTAATCGGGCTCCGAGAGAGTGCTATTCGAATCGATGTAAATCCTCATGTAGAAGGGGCTCCTACTATCGCTCCTGGTATCCAGTATCGTATCGTTACTCCTGATCTCCTGTACTGCGAAGCAGATCCAGATAATCCAGATATCCCAGTATACTACCAAGAGGCTCGATTACGAGAGTATCAAGGGAAAGCCTGCTGGGTAGCAGATGTATTAGATATTCGAGATGTGAATAATCCGATCTTCGGTATGTTCAAGATCGAGAAAGATGGTACACTCGGAGAAGATGTATCGGAATACTATATGGGCCATCCTACTCACAGAGGAGAAGATTATCCCTATCGAGATGGAGAGGGTAATCCTTTTCTGCCAGTAGTTCTCTACCATGCAGAGAAAACCGGATATCTTTGGGATAGTTTCAACGCTTCTCAGATGGTATACGGATCTCTAACTTCTGCGGTACTGTATTCGATGTGGGTTCACTTGGTAAGAGATGCCTGCTGGAGTCAGAAATATGTAGCCGGATTATCAGTAGCCGGATTATCTCAGATAGACCAGAACGAGATAGCCCGGAGATCTTCTATCGCTACCGATCCGAGCTCTATTCTAGTATTCACTCAAGATCCAGATGCTCAAGGCCAGCCCTTAGTAGGTTCCTTCTCTATTCCTACCGATCCCCATGCTCTCCTCGAAAGTATCTCTAAGTACGAGATGAGAGTAGGATTAGCCGCAGGATTATCTCCTTCGGAACTCAGTAGAACCAATGGAGATCCGAGATCCGGTTATGCCTTGGCTGTTTCCAAGAGTGGACAGAGAGAAGCACAGAAGAAGTTCGCTCCTGTATTCCGTATGGGAGATGAAGAACTATTGGCAAAAACTGCTATGCTCGCTAATCGATTCCTCGGTACAGATCTTCCAGAAGATGGATACCGGGTATCCTATCACTCAATGCCATTAACTCCGGATGAGATGAGAGCGCAGAGAGAGGATATTGTACAGAAGATGACTGCAGGCCTAATCTCCCCAGTTCAAGCGGTTATGATGATGTACGATGATATGGATGATAGAGAGGCTAGAGAGTATCTCCTTCGTATCCGCAGAGAGAGAGCGGAGTTCATGTAATGTATTGTGACCAGTGTAATAAGCCCATCGAGGAGATAAATAAGACTATCGTAGAGTGGATATCTTCTGATGATTGGGCTCTTGCTATGTATATTCGATTAGTCCATCCGGGATGCTGCTATTATGAGAAGAGCAAAGAACTTCTCGAGAGCATGGATGCGAGCGATCACTGGCTACCGCTCCAAGATCTGGAAACCTTTCTCGATATCGCTTTCGAGATGCCTTGGGATAAGGAGAATCTAGCGAAATCCGAGTTTTTACGATACATTAAACAACGTAACCAACAACAAAGAGGTACCAAATGAAAACGATAACCCACGAGGGAATAGAATACGTATTGAAAGCCGATATCGAATCTGCTTTTAAGGATCGCATCTCCAAACTAAGCGCAAGAGCAATCCAAGCCGAAGAGCAAGCGAAAGCACTCCAGGAGCAGATGGATAACCAATCGGGAGAACTCGAAAAGATTTCTAAGCTCCAAGAGAAAGTAACTACTCTCGAGCAATCTCTACAGGATGCAGAAAGCAAGTATACCCGAGTATCTATGCTATCCGAGCAAGGCTTCACTGATCCGGAACTTCGAGAGGCTGTAGAATGGGCTTATCAACGTAGTAAAACAGAAGCAACCCTCGAAGATTGGATTAAGGGAATCAAAGAGAAACCGGAAGAGGCTCCCTTAGTACTTAGACCGCATCTCCAAGCGAAGAAGGCTCCAGAAGTCAGTACAGAAACCGCAGAAGCATCTCCGATGGTGACAGAAGCAGCCCCAGCCCCAGAGGCTCCTACTCTCCTTCCTCCGAAAACGAATACCGGAGCGAAACCTGCACCAGTACAGAGCGGAGATATTCTTTCTCGTATTAGCGATCCAGAGTTTTATGCAGCGAACCGAGATGCTATTCATAAAGCTTGGAAAGCCCAGCGCAGAACCCTATAAACCAAGATCGAAGGAGGTACAATGTCACTAGATCTACAAAGTTCAAATACATATCCGAAAGTGAAAGTTTTCACTGCTAACCAGACTGCTACCGAGATCCAACTACCGAAAACTGCTCGGAAAGTAACGATCGGATGCGAGCAGCACGAGATACACTGGAGCGATACTGGTACAGATGGAGTAATCCTCGGTAATGATAAGGTTCCTCTCCCTGCTGGTTCTTATATGCAAATCCATCTTGCTAAGGGTAGAAACCGAAGCCCTAATATCTATATCGCTACCAAGAGCTCTTCCTCTGCTGATGTGGTTCTGATCTTCGAGGAGGAATAATGGCTTTATACTTTGCTCCGAGATCTAATAGACCGCAGATTCACTCCTTTACTAATAGTACTCAGATTATGATTAATCATAACCTGGGCTATAAACCGATGATACAGATAATCCTCTCAGATGGCAGTATCGCAGAGGGTCAAGTATCCCATACTGATTCGAATACAGTAGTAATATCTTTCCAAATTTCACTCTCCGGAGAGATTATCTTGAGATAGTATAGAGAGCGAGGGATGGTACCCTCATAATCTTTTCTTACATGGAGTAAAAAATGCAATTCCTTGCACCTACAAATATTTTCGAGGGAGTGGTCCAACTTAACCAAGCCCCAACCGCAGATTCTCACGCAGTAACCAAAGCCTACTTGGAGGCTAATGCCGTAGTCGGTATTGCTTCTGATAGCGCAAATTACGCAGAGCTTGTAACCGAAGGTGGAGATCTTAAACTTAAGCTTAAGCCTCTGACTATTACAGATGTTTCTGTAGATACTTCTGCTACTTCTTTGAGTGGTTGGGTTTCTGCTAACTACACTAATGGAGATGAGAAGCAAGAAGGAGATATTATCGTTCTTACTGCTGTTTCCGGTCGTGCTCAAACTTGGATCCATAATGGTGGTTCTGCTGGTACTGCTGCTGACTTCACCGAGATCGAAGGTGCTGATGTTACTGATGCAGAGATCCGAGGCTCTTTGAGTGCTTCTGCTGGTATCGATTTTAATGCTTCTACTGGTGAGTTCACTGCCGATCAAGGTGAGATCCGAGGCTTCTTTGCTGCTGGTACTGGCCTTGCTTATGATGGTGCTAACGGTACTTTCTCTTTGGATACTGATAGCGATGGCATCTCCGAAGGAAGTGTAAATCTCTACCATACTGCTCAAAGAGTCAGAAATAGCATCTCTGTAACTGGTGATGGTATTGCCTATGATGCTTCTACTGGTGTTATCGATCTGGCAGTAGATACTGATGATGTAGTCGAGCAGGCTGGAGCTACTAATAAGTTCTTCACTGATGCAAGAGCCCGAGATGCTTTCTCTGTTGCTACTTTGACTGGTCAAGATATCCAATTGCTTTCTAAGGATGCTAACGGAGTTCTTTCTGTTCCTTTGTCTGGTGTATTCACTCAGTTAAGCGCAGGCCAAGGATTATCTTGGGATGGTGGTGGAGAGTTCTCTCTCGATGCTAATACTGATGATATCGCTCAATTGGCAGGAGCTACTAACAAGTTCTACGCTGATTCTTTGGTAGATGCTCATTTAAGCGGTGGTACTGCTATCGATTACTCTGCTGGTGTAATCTCGTTCAATGGTACTACTGATGATGTAAGCGAAGGTACTGCCCAGTACTTCACTGAAAGCCGAGCCAGAAATAGTATCTCTGCGGATCCTGCTGCTGGTAATATGGCATCTTACGATAGTGCTACTGGTGAGATCTTGGTAGCTCTTTCGGATTTCCGTTCTACCTTCGCTCCTCAGAACTTGACTGCTAATACTTGGGCTACTTTGAATCACCAATTAGGTGAGAAGATTATCCATGTATCTGCTTATGACTCTAACGGTGACAAGATCCAATTGGATGTTCAATTGGTAGATGCCAATAACGTTAAAGTTAAGTCAGTTATCAATGTTACTGGTGCTGAAATTGTCGTATCTTTGTAAGATGTAATCTCCTCAAAAAGGGGAGAGGGTCGTACCTCCCCCACTCTCCTTCCTCCCCTCTCCGGGGAGGTTTTTTTTATCCTTGCGATAGGCTCTCCTTTCGTATAAGATACAGATGGGTAGGGTCGCTCCCGAAATAGCTGAAGAGCCCAGAAACTTCTTTTTATTCCCCCCCTTACATATGGTGTAATCATGGCAAATGAAATTACTAATAATGGGCTAGTCGGAGATCTTCGCTTGGCTCAAATGATCAGTGCAGAGATCCGCTTACTTCTTAAGGATTCTGTAAATCTTCGTAACACTCCTTTCGTAGACTTCGTAGGAAGTATTAACGGTATGGGTTCTGATACCATCCGAGTACGACAGGCATTTTTGGATGGTGAATCGGGCTTCTCTGAGTTCACTGGTGCAACCGAGGGAGATGCAGTCTTAAACAAGGCTCTCGTAGATTCTCATGTAGATGTAGTCTGTAAACGACAATCTTTGGCTTATTCTATTACCGATCTTGCTTCTATGACTGGTATGGGTGCTGATATCGATCCTTTCCGTATCGCTGAGCATATCGCTAAATCTTACGATGCTTTGTTCGCTAAGTTAACTGCTGCTTTGTTCGGTGGTTTTACTGCTCAAGTAGGTTCTGCTTCTGCATTAACTGTAGATGTATGGGTAGATGCTATCCAAGCCTTGGAAGCCGCAGATTCTAATAAAGGTGCTCCTGGCCCTTATGTTTGTGTATTGCATCCTGCTCAGTATGCAGAATTGCAAGATTCAATCCGTAATGAAACCGGTATCTTGACCTTTACCCCTGCTTCTTACGAGGCTATCTCTGCTAAGGGCTCTCACTATAAAGGAACCTTTATGGGTGTTGAGATCTATACTAGCTCTTATGTAACTGATAACGGTTCTAACTATGCTGCTGCTATGTTCTGCCCTGGTGCTATCGGTTATGCAACTGGTATGCCTAATGCTCTTCCTGGTGCTGTTGAGGCTATGGAAATGGGTGAAGTTATGGTAGAGATGGATCGTGATGCTGCTAAGGCTCTTACTAAGGTTGTAGGCCACGCTTACTTAGGTATGGCCATCTTGGAAGATGCTCGTGGTGTTGAAATCGCTACTTTGGTATAATCCTTTCTCCGTTCGTTGTGGTGGGGGCTCTCTTGGGCTCCCATCTTTTAATCTTTAATGAGGTACATTATGAGTTTTTCCCCCCAGCCTTGGGCACCAGTTCAACAAACCCAAGATAAGCTCCTTCCAGAGCAACCAAACCATCCTTTTTTCTATAAGTGGCATCCTACTAACTGGACCTTCCAATACTTCGAGAAGGAAGTTACCAAGGCCAAAGGAACCAAGATAGAGCGCAAGGGCTATTTTATTCCTACAGTCCGTATGGAGAGAATCATCCCCGGAGTGAATGGAGTTCATCAAGTACAAGGAGAGATCGGTAATCCTGGATCTCGTATTGGAAAACTCCAGCAAGCCGGATGGGTATATCTCGATCCCGGTAAATATCAGTATGTACACCAGTACCGAGTACGAGGTGGAAGATATCACTGTTCTAAGTTCCAATCTGTACGAGTAGTAGGAAATCGAGTAATTAAGAACTTCGATCGAGATGCTTTCGCTCGCTGGAGTGCATCTCTTGCAGTAGATGGAACCTTCCAACCTGTAGAGCCTCACTTCTGGGAACTCGAAGTATTGAAACTAGAGAAGCCCATCCGAAGATTACAGAATACCCAGCATATTCCAGAAGTTAAGCAGAAGTTAGAAGAACAGTACAAGATAAAGCAAGATATGTTATCATTTATCGAAGAGTTTAGTAAGATCGGATTAGAGATCTATAAGGATATGTAATGGCAACTAGTACTCCATATGCTCCACAAATCAAGATACCAGAGCTTCTCGAACGAGGGAAGAGTAATACCTCTATCCTACCTATCTATCGAGATGGAGTACTCGTAGTTCCTACAGAAGTTCGATACACTCTGTATAAACCAAATCAAGAGAAACTAATCGATAATGCTGCTGCTTCCTTTCCTGGTAATATTCCTACTTATGTTCATAGCGCAGGGATTCTCTCCGAAGAACTCACCCTCGGAGAAGGGTACTTACAAGAGTGGAAGATTACAATTGTAGGAGAGGTATATACTTTCCGTAGAATGGTATCGGTAGTACTTCGGAGGCTCTACCCAGTAGTATCCGATGGAGATCTTACTGCTACTTACTCTCAGTTAGCAGATATCAGACCTTCTACTCTTACCTCGTACCAAACTTATATCGATGAGGCTTGGTATACGATGATCCAAAGAATGAGAACCGAGGGAGGAGGATTAGAATACTTGGTAATGAGCGCAGAGGCTTTCCGGGCTGCTCATCAGAATCTAGCCCTCTATTATATCTTCCGAGATTTCCATAGCTCTCTTGGTCAATCGAACGGAAGATATCTAGATCTTGCTAATGAGCACTTTGCGCAATATCGAGATGAGTGGAAGCGGATTAACTTCGTATATGATCATAATCACGATGGCCAAACTGCCAACCCAGAAGATCGAGTAGCCAAGCAGCCAGTAATCTATCTGAATGGTAACGGTCGCTTCTCTCGTAGATTTCGGAGAAGATAATGGGGCAATCTCTTTCCAGTATCCGAAGAGGAATAGCATCGAAGATCGAAGAGATATCGGGCTTCAAGGAATCTAAGCATACTCCGGATTATTTCGGGAGAACTGAGAACACTGTAGCCCATAAGGCCTTCTCTATCTCCGTAGCGAGTTCTACTGCTATGGAAGAAAGACAGAGAAGAGCGGTAGGAGTGTACTTGGCTACTCCAATGCAGGTTCTTTTCTCGTATCGCTTAAGGCCTCTCGATATCTACCCTACCGATTACGATGGGAGCCTAGATGCAGAGGAAGCAATCATTAACAAAGTACTCGAAGCCTATCCTACAGATAATCAGTTCTCTATCCGCTATCTAAGCAGTGATAGAACGGTTACAGATAGTCAAGAGTATATTATCATTACTCTATCGTTCAATATTCTACACACTATCTAACCGCATCGGATAGAATAGTAATCATTATCCCCGGAGGCCCTCATGGCATATTCAACAATCCCAAAGACTAAACGAGATGGTGTTATTACTCTTCTCGATGGTACTGGAACCCCTGTAACCTTAGAAGTAGCCTATGAAGATGGAAACTTTACTTTTTCAGATCCCCAGCAGTTCTCAGAACTCGTAGTAATGGATCGAGGTAACTTCGCTGCTATCCGTAAGCAAGATGAGCAAGCGAAGAGCGGATCTTTCTCTTTCCACTTCAGACAGTTTACAGATGGAGTAAATGCTGGATCGGTTCGAGATTTCATTAATGCTAGTGGTGCTTACTCTGCTAATGTTTCTACTGGTCTTACTGGTACTCCATATGTAGAACACTACACTATCGATATCAAGTACTTAGCAGATAGCCCGGATGCTGGAGAACCAGATCACACAGTAACATTATCTAAATGTATCTGCTCTTTGGACTTCTCAGAAGGTGATCCAAGTAGTTTTACTCTTAACTTCACTTGTTACGGTGGTCTTACTGTAGCTTAATGGCATAAGGAGGTACTATGCTATTTTATCTTGGAAAACTTGGAACTCATGAAGGAAAGATCCCCTCTTCGATTGCTACTTGTTTAGACTTTGTAGCGATCTGGGGGAGCGATCCGAATCGAGCCCAGCTTGGTAGGCTATGTGCTGCTGCTATTGCGGTATCCGTAGACCATAAGCGAGTATTACCTGCTTACAATCTCAATAGCGGAGATCCGATTGCTTATGGGCATAAGGTTTTAGATCGTTTATTGGATGCAGGAGTTACTCCGGGTAAGGTATACGAGATGGGCTCCGAGGTTCTCTTGGAGATGATGAAAGTTATCCCCAGTGAGAAAGAGGTAGAAGATCGAGCAAATTTTACGCAAGAGGGAGAGGATCGCTAGATCTCCTTGCATTAAGGATCTCTCTCCGATGGGGGAAGGATCCTTTATGGTTTTACTCTCTCCCAGAAGATCTCCGGATCTCTCTCCTTGCTGAATATCGATTATCTACCGAAGATTCCAAAGAAGCCAAAGATAGACAAGAGCGGATTAAAAGGGCTAGAATGGAGGAGATGCTAAGGGGTGAACCATGAAAAAATTTACAACAAAGAGAGCCGGAATCGAGATCGATACAGATCTCCAAGATTTCTATACAGGCTTTCTCGATAAGGTTGCTCCCAATGCTCGAAAGATCCTTACAGATGAGATGGAGAAGATCGAACGAGATGCTAAGAAAGATTGGCCAGTACGAAAGCCCCAGATCAGAAAAGATAAAGATGGTAACGTAGTATTCTATCGAGAAGTTACGAAGGGCTCTTGGAAGATGTTCGAGAGAGGATTTCGCATAACTGCCAACGGAGATTTCGAAGCCTACTTGGTAAATAGAGCTCCTTACTCTTGGGCAATCAAGTTTGGAGTAGATTCTGAGAACAATAGAGGGCAAGATATTATCCAGCCTCAAGGAAAGAGGGTAGCGGATGAACTCATGATTAAGCCCCAGAAGAAAGCATCTAACAAGATCGTTAAGGCTCTAGCCGATGATCTAATGCGGAGGATCTAATGGCAGAAGAGAAAAGAAGTATATCGATCTCGTATAAGGCAGATCTGAAGGATCTGATTAACAAACTTAAGCAGATGCCTAACGTAACCGAGGCAGAAGCTAAGAAGATGGTAGCCGCTCTCGATAGGCAACTGAAGCAAGCGGAGAAGGCTGCTCAGAAGAGCGCAGAAGCATCCAAGAAAGCAGCCCAGCAAGCCAGCCAAGCCGCTCGAAGAGGTGCAGCAGATTTCGAAGATATGGCAGATGCAGCCAGAAGAGCGGAAGATCGCTTAGAACGAGTGGGGGAAGCATCCGGAGATATCGATAGGGGATTCTCTTCTATTGGCTTGGCTCTTCGAGGTGTTAATCCTCAGTTAGCAGAAGCCGCAGATGGATTAGCGGATGCTTTCGCAGTAACTGAAGGCTTAACTATGTCCTTCGCTGCTCTTAATCCTCTTGTAATCGCTGCTGGGGTTGCTATTGGAGCCTTAACTCTTGGCTATGTAGCGCATCAAGCAGAACTAGAGAAGGTTAAGCAAACTACTCTCGATCTCCGAGATGCTCAGAAGGCTCTAATCGATAGTCAGGAAGCCCAGCAAAGAAACCTAGAAGATGCAGCCTCGAAGGTACGAGAGCAGAGATTGGAGTATCAACTTCTTACAGGCCAGATCTCCGAGTATCAATACAATCTAGAGAAGGCTGGGGAATCTGCTTACGAAAGCTTCCGGGGTAATATTGAAGGTGCAGAAGCTTCCGTAAAGGAGACTTCTTTACTCTTGGGTACAGTTCAATCATTAATCGAAGCCAATAAGCAAGGAGCAGCAGCTAACGTAGTTCTCTCAGAGCAAGAGATAGAGAGATTGCGAACTCTCCAATTACAGAACAATACTGTAAAGAATAGCCTAGATCTAACCCAGCAAGGATTAGACCAGAGATCCGCTCTTCTGATTCTAGAAGATGAACTCCAAAGCAGAAAAGCACTCGAAGAGAAGAAAGTACAAGCAATCAAGAAGATGCAAGAGGAATCCAAAGATCTTGCAATGAAGATGGTAGCTCTCGAGAAAGAGCTTACAGATGAAACCGAAGCAGCAGCAGACCAAGCAGAAAGAAGAGCCGAAGCATCCGAGAGAACGGTACAAGCAGAAGAGAATAATATCGAAGCACTAGAAGAGGCTTTCGCTCTCTCTGATGATATTCTGAAGGGGAAAGCTCTGCAGGATAAGATGGATCGGGCTATGGCAGAAGCCTTCCTCGATGATGAAGGGAAGAAGAAACTAGCCCAGCAAGATCGAATAAATGAAGAGATTGCTGCTCTTGAGATGCTCGGTATAGCTACTGGGAGAGAAGCAGAAGCCGCTATGGCAATCGAGGCTCTAAGGCATCAGAGCAAGATGGAGAACCTAGAGAAAGAAGAAGAAACTATCCTAGGTATTACAGAAGAACAATTAGAAAATGCTAGAATGGTTAACGATTCCTTCTCTGCTCTTACCAGTAGCCTAGAGCAACTCATGGCCCAGAAGATGGAAGTAAATACCATCGATGTAGAAGCAGGAAAGAAACAGCAAGAAGTACTCGATACACTTACCGAGAAAGAGAGAGAAGCCCTTAAGCGTAGAGCCCATGCAGCGATAGCCCTCTTCCAACTATCGAAGGCTGCTTCTCTTGCTGAAGTAGCGATGACTACTGCAGAGAACGTAGCCAAAGCCCAAGGATATGGACCAATATTGGCTCCAATCATGACAGGATTAGCAATTGCTACCGGAACTGCTCAGGCCGCAGTAATCGCTAGTCAACCTGCACCCCAAGCCCAGTTCCACATGGGAGGGATGGCCCCAGATGAGATGGGGGCTAGAGTATTGCGAGGAGAGGCAGTATTGGATAGAGCTACTGTAAGGAGAATCGGAGGAGAGCAAGGGGTTCGAAATCTCCAGCAGGGAGGCTCTCCAAGTGTACAGACAGTAGTAATCCAACCGTTTAAGCACTTCGGAAGGTTCGCAGCAGATCTCGGAATCAAAAAATCGAAAGCAGTAGGAATAAGAGGATATTGATATGGCCAATATAACACCAGACTATCTAAGAGGGTTCCTAATCCCTTCTATCTCCATCTCGAAGGATAATCTCTGGGATGCTCAAGCGAACTACTCCCAAGCCAATCCGAGAAGTGGAGTACCAGAAGCGCAATCTCAAGGAGTCAATCTTACAGTATCTTCTATTGGAACCCAATCCGAAGAGATTACCCTTAATACTATCCAAGGAGGGCTCCCAGGAGATGCTCTTTTTACTTGGAAGGGAGAAGATAGCATCGATCTTGGTCAAGATGCTCCCTATATTCTTACCGAGGCTGGATATTGGATCTACTCTGCTTCTCCGGTGACTGCTCGATACACTTACTCCGATTGCGTAGCCTCCCTCGATGGTTCTCTCTGGGTAGTATCGGAGAGAGAAACTACTGGGAACGTACACACAGTATCCATATCTAGACAAGAGAAAAACGGAGCAATTGCTAATCTTAATACTTTCGTATCGTTGCCAGGTACTTTCTCTAGTGATGCTATCCCAGCGATTACTCGATTACAGGATGGTTCTCTACTGGTAGCCTACTTCCAATACACTACAGAAACCGCGGTTAATATTAAGGTGCATCGAAGTATCGATAATGGGGATACATGGAAGGAGATATCTCCTCGAGGATTGAACGTAGGAGTTAATACTGGGCAATACAATCCGGTAAAGATGAGGATGGTATCTATCGATAATACTGTAGTACTCTTTATCGAACTTGAGGAAACCCTTAATCCCAATCGATTAGCGCAGTATGTATCTCGAGATGGAGGTACTACTTTTACTCTCGTAGATTCTATCTCTGATTTCGGAGATGGCAGATTCCACGAGCCTAGCCCGGTAGCTCTTCCGGATGGTTCGATAGGGATTGCCTATATAACCGAGGAAGATGAACTCCACTTTACCAAGATACCTACTCCGGGTATCAGAGCCTCTTCTGCTTTCTGGAGAGCCGATAATCAATATGAGATCGATACAAGCGGAGTAAACTTTGCTCTAAAGACTGGAGACCAGTTAACCCTCGGTAATGTAACTACATGGTATCAAGATGGTAAGATCTGGGTAGTAGCTCAAGAGTACGGTAACGGTAGATTAATCGGATACTATTCGGAAGATTTCGGAGTTACTTGGGATTATGCTACTGGTAATACTAGCGCAGATGGTATAATCCTCGATTATGGTTCGAACTCAGATCGATTACAGAAGCTCTCCTCTTGTGTACACGAGGGAAGAGCCAAGATTATAGGCCATGAGTTAAACAGTGTATGGATGCTAGCCTATGGAGGATATTCCTCTTTCTCTTATCCTGCTCGAAGTATCTCCCCTACTCGTAATAACTATCTCTTGTGGGATTCTACTTATATTCCGGTAGTCCTACCGGGTACCAGTACCCAATACACTACAATCGGAGCGGGCTCTCAATCTCTCGATGATGAGGGATTAGATCTATCTACTACTGGCAATACTCGATACTATCGTTACTCTCATAGCGGTAACTATTTTACAGAGGGCCAAGTAATCCGATTAAGGCTCCAAGTAGATCAGAATACTGGAGGAGTACTTAATAACTATATCGCTTTCCGAGTTACCCAGGATGATACAATAAACAGTACAGAGTTAACCCTTCGGTTCGCTCCCAATACTATCCAAGTACGAGACAAAGTAGGCATTAAGGCTACGATTACTCACGATATGACAGAGAGTACAGAGATCGTAATCGGTATTACGGATACTGCTGCTAAGATCTATTATCGAACCTATGATGGAGCGCAGGCTAAGAAGTGGAATCTCCAATCCATCACCGGAATAAGCAAAGGTGCATCGGGTGCTAATAATAATATCGAATGGGGCCATCTTGCTTTCTCTGGTGTATTGAACTTCCGATCTCATTGGCAGGAAGTATCGATCTCTTCTGGAGAAGAGGCTGGGCTATTCGATTTCGCTCTTCGAGGTGCTACCTATCCTCCTCTCGGAGAGTATCAGTATATCGATGGAGGATTAGCAATTACTGCTAAAGATGCTCCAGCAAGGGGAGAAGATGAATATAAGATTACTCCTCGATATGATTACGGAATCGAGAATATCTTCCACAAGATATCTTTATCTCCGAGAGTAGTATGGAGAAGTAAGAACTCGAGTGCATTACAGAAGATCCCTCTCTATGTAGATCCAGTAGTACAGGCTACGGAGAAGAGCTTAGGCTGCTCTGATATGTTCGGAGTGCATCTTTCTAATATCAACTTCCGTACTTTTAATATCAATATATGGAATGGGGCCTCCTGGAATACCTTTGCTAGTGTTGATACTTCGGAAGGGTTCCAAGGAAAGTTCTTAAAAAAGGGCAATACTCTAATCTCGAACGATACCACCAAGCAATTTTTACTCCGATATGGAGAGGCTATTGGATGGAGAGCAGAACTCTCGAACGGAGAAACAACAGTAATTGTAAAGATCCGAATGAATAGCGAGGGAATCTGGAGTACGAATAGCCAAGTTAAGCAAGCCGTACTCCAATACGATACGAGCATTACCGATCCCAGTACTATTCCAGCGAACGGAAATATAAAACTAATCCCCGATTCGATTACGTTGCTTAAGGCTCGATTGGATGGTGTTAACCTTGGTCAATATGCCTTCTCAATAGATATTCCTGTACAGACTACTCTAGAGGGATATTTCCAGATCGGATCGATGCTTATGGGCTCCGTAGCCTTCCCTGCTCCTCAGTACCAGAGAGGAAGAACGATTACCTACTCTCCAAATATCCAGACCCAATCGAGCCTCGATGGTATGTTCTTTTCTCGTAAGATGAGCGCAGGCCGGAGAACTGCTTCCGTAGCCTGGACCGAGCCCATCGATCCTACTCGATTAAACGATCTCAATCCGGATTACTGGCAGGTATCCTCCACTTCTGGAGCGCAACCGGTAGCCAACTATGGAGATCCGCATCTTCTAGAAGGCATCTTCCGATACTTGAATAATCGAGAGCCCTTGGTATATCTTCCCAGTATTGAGAAGAACCCTACGAACGATCAGATATTACTTACTGCTAGAGATTCTCATATGCTATGTAGAACTACTGGAGAGATCACTGTAGAGAGTGTACTTGGAGAAGAGCGATTAAATGAGATGTTCCGGGTTAGTACAGTGAACCTCGAGGAGATTGAGTAATGCAAACTATACCGAAATCGAGAATCGAGCAGGGAGATATATGCTTTCTGCTCGATATATCCTATTATGGAGCGGTCTATCGGTTCTCTACGGTTCCTATTGATATCGAAGATATAGCGGAGAATACTACTATCCCATATCGAGGAGCCCTTTCCGATCCTCCTATCAATCTACAGAGCGATCTTCTCGGAGTAGATCTAGAAGCCAATACTATCTCGATGGAGTTAATCTTCGAGGAGATCGATTGGGTATCGGAATTCTTAAAGGGGAGAACCCTTAACGATGCTCTCTGCGAGCTCTCGATGGTGATTATCCAAGATGGTAAAACAGACTTCACCCAGCAAGATAAACTCTCAATATTCAAGGGGAGAGTACTCGGAGCGATCTTTGGATCTCCAGATGCTCCGAAGGGTACTATATCCTTCACTATTGAGAACTCGGTTAATGTTCGGGTAGTAAAGTTACTTGGGCCAGAGCATGTAATAATCGAGAGTAACTACAGTATCGGTATCATACAACAGAGTAAAGGCAAGGTAGTTCCTTGGATCTTTGGAAATCTTGGTACTGCTCCGAGAGAGGCTGCTAATACTGTAGTGTTCGATGATGATCTCCATGTAGCCCCAGCCTATCAAGCCGGAGGGACTCCTACCCTCCTTACTCAATACTTCCAAGTAGCCTATCATCCTATCGTTAATCCAAATAGTTCTCTAATTCAGATCTTCGATGGCCAGGGAGGATCCTTTTCTAACTATGCGATAACCGCAGTAGATAATAAGGGGTTTATCCATACTTACGTACCTTTCTATATTACTGGCTTCGGAACCCCAGAGGGTACTAATGTGCAGTTCGATAACTTCCAAGTATCGAGCCCGGAGCTCTCCTTTACTTATTACGCATCTTGGGGTCAGAGTAACGGAGGATTTCCGAATATTGATGGTGCAGGCCCATTAGAGGGAGCGGTAGATATCTCTCTCTATGCCTTGGAGAAGAGTGGGCTATTCTTTGATTATTCATCTTGGCAAGGGCTATCCGCAGTACTCAATCGATACAAGTTCGGAGGCTATGTAAACGATCTCGATGTCAATGTATATGACTGGGTAAAGGATAATATCTGGGATCTCCTTCCTATTATGGTAGTCAACGGAGGGAAAGGGATACAGGCTGCTCTCAATCTCTATACCTATAGCCAGGAGATTATAGCATCTCATAACATAATTGAGAGTGGAGAGTTCGAGATTATAAGCCCTCTAACTCCTCTCGAAGGGGAGATTATCAATAAGATTACAATCCGATTCGGATGGGCTGGGCAGTTAGGTTCCTTCAGAGCGCAGGTAGTTATCGATCCAACTTTGGCAGAAGATGAGCCTATGAAGTATCGAGATCCCCTAGCCTATATCTCCTATACTCGGTACGGACTTCGAGAGAAAGTAATCGAGGCTCCTTACGTATATGACTTCCAAACCGCAGTAAGAATAGCAAGAGATAAGATCCGGGCCCATGCTCTAGGAAACTACGCGATCGAGATCTCTGCTGCTCCGAAGTATGGATATCTAGATCTCGGAGATATTATTGCTATCTCTTCGGATACAGTCGGATTAACAGAACACAAGTGCCAGATAGTATCGAAATCTTGGAACGATAATCGCTGGAGATATGTACTCCATATCGAAGATAACCCTCTTGTAACCATACGAGAGTAAACTTTCCCCTTTTTCTCATCGAATCGGAGTATAGTAGCCTTATGATAGTATTCTTAGATAGACAGCACGCAGGGAAGCCAGATAAGATCGAAGATCGAGGAGCTTCCGTTATGCCTATTCCTGCTTTCGGTAATGGTATGGAGGCAATCTATACCGGGTATCTCTCCATCATGATTGAGGAGAAACTAATCGAGCATGGGGTTAAGGTTATGCCTATCTCGGATGGTAAATATACCGATAGGCATAAGCGAGTAAACGAATACTCTAAGCGGTTCCAAGAGAAGCAAGTATATCTCTCCCTCCATCTCAATTGCGGAGGTGGTGACTATGCTAGTTTTTTCCATATGGGTAGCGCAGAAGGAGCCTCCTTAGCGAGTTCAATCTGCGATAGATTAAGAGATAAGCAATTACCCGGATTATCTAGATGCCTTCCCAAGGTAGCCTCTAGCGAGGATTGGACTAAGAATGCTTGGTACACAATACGAGGAGTAGGAAACCCAGTAGCGATCTGCTGCGAGCCCCTTTTCATGGATACTCATCGAGATCTATTGTGCTTAGAACATCTCCGTTCTATTGCTGATTCGATCGCTGCTGGTATCGTAGCCTGGAGTCTGTAATGGAAGAGAATTTACTTCATTTAATCCTTAATGGTGGTGCTAACGTTGCCTTCGGTATGTTTCTCTATATGCAGAACAAAGAGCTCCAGAAGCGAGCAGATGAAAGAGAAACCAAACAAGATGCACGAGAGAAAGAACTCCGAGATCGATACGATAAGGTTATTTCTGATATGCAGGCCCGAGAGGATACGATGCGGAGAGAACTGGTATCGGAGATTAACGATCTCGATCGTAAGGTTACCATGCTAGAAACAAAGTTAGAGCATATTGCAAAGATCGTAGATGAGATTAAGGCTCGGTTCTTACGGGTAGGATAATCCTCTCTATCTCCCCATCCGAAAAGAGATCCCAAGATGCTCTCTTGAAGATGGTTAGATCTCCGGGCCCTGTATTCTCTACTGTAAACTCTGAGAGGAAGGGTACTATCCCATCGATCGCAGTATAGAGCCTTCGAGTATCGATTATTGCCATCCAGACCTTATTATTATAGAGGAAGCCCTCCATAGTCAGATCGGATATCTCTCCTCCGTTCTTTATGGCATCTAGCCTAGATGCAATCTCCAAGCCCATCTCAGGGTACTTGGTTCGCTTCCATCTAAGAGCGAAGTGCCTGCAGGGTCTACTCTTCCATAATCGAGCGGAGATGGTAAGAGCCTTGGAGCCTTCTGTATAGGTGTAATCGATTCCGTACTTCAGATCTCTATCGGTTCCAATCTCTGTTCTCCATTGGCCAGGAAATCGATCTCGAAGAGTAGGTACTACATATTGAAACCATAAGCGATCGGATTCTCTTAATCTGTATTGTGTATTCATATCGTAGCCTCCGATACGATAGCAATATAACACAAAAAAGTTTATTTATTTTGTTCTTTTTTCTTTACACAGTATAGAAAACTATGTTATAGATAAGTATACTCAATGATGAGTAATAACAAGAGGTACAAACCATGACTAATAATGAACGAGCATTTAAGCACTTATTCGATAGAATCTCATACGATGTGAAATGGTGGATGGATAATGGATATTCTTTCGAAGATGCCTTCTCAATCGCTACTGAGAATACTTGGGCAGGTAAAGTAGTATTAGATGCAGTAAAAGCACACTTTAACAAATAATCAACTAACTAACCGGGGAGGATCTTCCTCCCCATCTAACCAGAGGTACAAATAATGAAACAATCTATAACCCATACTATCTGCTGCCATCTTCTGTTCGCTGCGGTGTTCTGCTCTTTCCCTATTGCTTATGCTTTCCTAGTTTGGTTAATGGGGGTGTAAGATGAATAAGCGCAGAAGAAACTATATCAAAGAGAACGGAAGAAACAAACTTAGAGAGATGAGCAATAAGCGAACCCCTCCGAAGCCTATTGTATTAGACCAGTTCGATTACGTAAAGCAGATTGGAGAACTCTGTAAGGTCTGGAGCCCTACTTACTGTACTTGGGTATGGGAAGCATCTTGCCAAGTGAACGGTCTTATTATTCGGAAAGAGTTCTGCGAGCCAGATCCTTTGGTAGCTGTTCGATGGAGCCAAGAGAAGTTTAAGGCAATCTCTAATCCTAGGTTCGCTACTATGATGCAGGCCGCTATCGCTAATAGTGAGTTCACTATCGAAGATATCGCAGATGTTATCGGTATTTCTAAGAATGGGATCTCTAAGTGGATTTCGGGAGATACCCATCCAACAGTACCAAGCCTCCTTAGATTATGTAAGATGTTATACCCTACTAAGTGGGAAGAACACTATCTTACACTCTCGAAAGTAGTAGAGATGGAGCGCATCTAATGTGGAAACTAGCATATCAAGGTATTATCCAAGGCCCCCCAGTAGCGATGGGGAGGCCTCGGATTACGAAAACAGGAAGAGCCTATACTCCTAAGACTTCCCGAAGTTACAAGGATGAAGCAGTAAAGAATCTTCGAGCCTCCTGCGGTGAGGATTGGATTCCTCTCGATGGAGTATTCAAGGTTACGATCTCTTTTCTCCATCCTCGAACCAAGAGATTATATCTCAAGGCCGGAGAGATCACTGCAGGTAGAATATGGAGGCCAAAGAAGCCAGATATCGATAATCTGCTTAAGATGGTGCTCGATTGCATTACTCAATCTGATATATGGATCGATGATAACCGAGTAGTATCTCTCTCTTGTGAGGATATGTATTGCGGAGCCAATGAGGAAGCCCATACCCTATTCTCTATCTATACTTGGAGCAGTGAAGATGGAACCGAAGTATAAGATATCTCTCTTCGATAGTCACTACGTAAGAGAGCCCCAGCAAGTAGAGGTATCCCTTCGTAATCTTGCCAAGGCTCTCATGATGCCTTCCAAGCCCTTCCCAGTACGAGAAAAGAAGAGCCTCCCTCTTTGGAGCCCTACTACTTTCTCTGGAAATCGGAGCGGAGCCAATGCGATAGAGATCTCCTGCTTAGTATTCGATCTCGATGATGGTACTGATTGGGCTTGGAGATTGGGCTGGGATGAATACCACTACATAGCCCATACTTCCTTCTCCCACTCTGAGCAGGTGCATAAGTGGAGAATTATCTTACCCTTGGAGGAGCCTGTAATCGCTACCGATTGGAAGAGAGCCTCTCAAGCTGCTAAGCAACTATGGGATAAGGTAGTGGGGGAAGGAGAGCCCGATTCTAGTGCTCTTACGGATTGCGCTAGAATGTATTACCGATATGCTACTCCAGCAAGGGGAGATAACCATCTCCAAGCAGCGAAAGCCCATAAGGGTTCTAAGTTCCTTCGATTGGATTATTCCCATATACCGAAGGAAGAAAAGAAGCCTCGGTATCATAGATGGGTAAGCAGAAAGCCAGGAGCCAAAGTAGGAATAGAGGCTCTATTCCATAATCCAGAATTTAGAATGGGTATAGCCTCGAAGGTCGGAGCCAGTATTAATGGTAACGTAGCCCGAGATATCTTGTGCCCTCAATGCGGTAAGAGAGAGGTATATTTCTCCATCGATCCCTCTCTCCCTCATGCGGTCTTATGGCCACACTGTAACCGAGCCAATAAATGCCAATGGTGGGGAAGATTGGAGGATCTAATATGAGCCAGAACGAAGTAATCCCTAAGGGCTGCACAGATTTTGGGATGTGGATATTCCGAGAGGCTGCTAGGAAGGATTGGAAACTTAACTTATTAGCAGATAAGATCGGAATCTCAGAAGCAACCCTCAAGGGATATATGACTGGGGTAAGATATCCGAAGATCGATACCTATCTAGCCCTCTGCGAACTGTTCTCAGATAGCCCGGAGGAACTCTGGAAGATTATCCAAAGAGGATTCCAGAAGATGCCAGAGTATCAATTTACTTACAGAAGGCTTCGATATCGAGCCAACAAAAAAACCAAATAACCCAATAACACAAAAATACGGAGGTACAATGTATTTTAATCTATGGGTCCAGAAGCAGATCGAAGATCTGGAAATCACGAGAACGGAGCTCTGTAACACTACAGGCCTAAGTTACTCATCCTTAAACACTTCAAAGAAGTTTATGCCAAGATTATCTAATCTTGTGTTAATCTGCGAAGTACTGACAGAGCTTAAGCAAGGAGATCGAGCCTACTTCGATGCATTGATATTAGAAGCAATCAAGGCCAGCAGTAGAGATTATCGTTATGCAGTAGAACGAATGGAGAAGAACCAATGAACCAAGAACAGATGAAGAAACTATTAGCCCTCGCTAAAGATATGGGTATGGATGCAGAATACAAGCATGCTCCAGAAGGTGCAGATATTGATACTTGGGATCTCTTAGAAAAACGAGATGCGAAATACGATAAGGAAGGAAACTTAACGAGCCCTCCGAAGCCCTATGCTAACCGCAGTAACATCGCAAAGATATTGGAGAATGATCCGGAATATCGTAGCCTCTGCTATAACGATCACTCTAATAAGGTCAAGTGGAACGATCGAGAACTCTGGGATCCAGATCTCGAGGAGATAGGCCTGCATATCGAACGATGCTATCGAATCCGATACCCAAGCGCAGATATAAAGCGAGCAGTACTCCGAGTAGCCCATCAGAACCTAGAAGAACCGATCCACAATTGGCTCCGTAATCTTCCCAAGTGGGATGGAGCTCCTCGTATTAGGCATCTCTTCCATACTGTATTTAAGGCTGCTCGAATAGAAGGCTCCGAAGCAATCATTATGGAGATGAGTAAGAAGTGGGTTATCTCTCTCGTTGCTCGTATTATGCAACCGGGTTGTAAGATGGATACCTTCTTAGTACTCTGCGGAGAGAAGGGATTGGGCAAGAGTACAGGCCTTAAGGCTCTAATCGGAGATGAGTGGTTCTCAGATAGTCCCATCGATATCTCCAAGAAGGATAGCCTCGAACTTATACACAGTACGGAGACTTGGTTATGGGAACTCGCAGAACTTCACTCTCTCCAGGGTAGAACTGCGGATAACTTTAAGGCTTTCATCTCTTCCGCAGAGGATAAGTTTAGAC